GGTCAATCCCAACAACAACTGGAGTTCTGTGCCATGCCCTAACAGTTTCTTGAGATGTATCGCCAAGCTCATCCATAATTGTGGAGGTAACGAACATTCCGCGTTCTAATAGCCACTTGCAGTTGTATGACATCTGGAACTCATCAGAATCTTCGCCAACACGAAGCATTTCTTTTTTAATGAACTTACCGTAGTTAAGGTTTACCTTAGCTACATCTTTGTAGTCCCATTGGAAGTGGTTCTGTCTTGAAGCTCTGCCTGTCTGTCTACGCTTGTTTAGTTGAATAGAGCGATAAAAGTTATTCTTGTGCGTAGTTGGCGTGCCTGTCTTTACCATTGTGCCTGAGTAGTACGCAAGCATCGGAGAGATAGACTTAGAAACTACAAAGTCATCTGCTTCTTGGCACTCGTCAATAACAATAAGGTGAAAAGATTTAGATTCAATCTTTGCGCGTGGGTTAGCGGTCATCATCATTAGGCTACTGCCTGAGTTCTTAAGCTTAATCTGGCGTGTCACACCTGGTACTTTGCCAAGAGAATCATCAATCTCTGGGTCGCCTAAAATCTCTAACGCACGCTCAGAAGTTAAGCGGTTTACCGTACGACCAAAAAGAGTTTCAACCTGACCTTCTACTGGAGCAAACATTCCAATCCAGATGCCGTCTTTAAACTGACCTAATAAATCTGGGTACATTTTTGCAAGTCTAGGTAGCAACACCATTAACGTGGCTACTGTGTTAGCAATTGTTTCTGATTTTCCTGACTGGCGTGCAGCAAGCGCTGTAATTTCTTCACCGTCATTAATGATTACAGACTCAATAATGCGACGAGCAAGCGGTAGTTGATATGCGTGTAGCTCGTGCCCCACTAAGGCGTTCATAAACTGGATTGTTTTATCAACCATCTTGCGTACAAATTCTTTAGAGAGTTCGTCTAACTCTTCTTCCTCTTCTTCAATGAGTTCTTCTTCATCTTCTAAGAGTTCTTCTTCGTCTAAAAATTCTAACTCGCTCATATGTTCCTTATTCTAATAAAAAACATGAAACCCTGGTAGGTATACCAGGGTTCACGTTGCCACACACGGGAGAGAAGGAAGAGAGGCAAGGTAATTGTAGCGCAAATGTCGACATGTCGTTTTATCCGAGTTTTGCAGTAGTTCTAGTGTGCAACTCGTGTACAACAGCGTGAAGGGCCTCTGCCCCTGTTAAAGCTTCTTCTAAAACTGCAACATCACGGGTTCTGGAGTAAACGCTCATACAACGACCTATTTCGTAGGTAGCCTGTTCAATCCACATCTCAAGTTCTGTTGTATGTATCTTTCTTACGCGTTTTACTACTTTTTCTGAAAAAGGCTTATCCCAAGGGCTTTTCTTTTTAAACACGCCAGTCACCTATTTCTTCCGTATTAAGTTCCATATCCCTAAGACCTAATGCTTTAGCAATCATATCATCGGCATCTTCATCAAAAACAAAGCCTTCAGAGCGCTTCCATAATCCCAGCACAAACCCAGGCTTAGTAAAGGGAAAACGAAATACTAGGCATACTTTGCTTTGTCTAAACGGGTGCTCTGTTTCTTGGGTCCAGCCTTTTTCTACCACAGGTAACAAATTACGGTGGTAGTACTGAAGAACGTCTACGTATAGTGGTCCAATTGATTTCATATTAGTTTGCTGCGAAGCCTCCGCCGTCTCCGTACATATAAGAGTCAAATGTTTTAATTTCGTTCATTCGAACTCGTTGGTCTCTTGGCATTCCTGCTGGGTCAGCAAGTCCCATTTTAGGCCATTTATTAAGCCCAGAAGCTTCTAAGTACTTACCTGGGGATTCTGCAAGAACAAACCCTTCCCACAAGTACTGTGGAACATCGTAATAATTCCACCAAGTTCCGTCCCAAAAAACAACAGTTAAAGTTTGTGTGTTTGCATCGTAACCAGCTTTTAAAGTTCTTGGTCGTTTTGGGTTAGAGGACCTTGTGGCTCTTAAGTTATACGTAGTTATAACTTGATACTTTGAGGCTACCTCTGCTTTTTTTACTTTTGATGATGGGTTAAATAAATACTCATCAAGAGTTGGAAGGCTAGAGGTTCCAGAGGGTTGACCTATTTGGTATCCGCCAAGTAGTACGTCAACACTAGGTACTTGGGCTCTTTTTCTTGGAGGCATTAATCTTCCTTACAGATGTGGTCGCCCGTCTTATGCTCTAGAACTCGCCCATTACATTCTGAGCAAGTTAGCATGCGAGCTCCCTTAAAGTTATTTTGAGCAGTTGACCCGATAGGAAAGTTACTTCCATCTTCAGGTACTTCTGACTCATACTCGGTATTAATTTTAGACTCTCTAAATAACTCTTGTGGAAACGGTCCAGAAGGGCTCGTAACTCTAGAAGGTATTGGGTGAGCCTGAGCCGCTTTCACGCGGGTTACCTTCATTCTGTTGGTTCTTCAATAATTTCTTCAGTCTTTTTCTTAGAAGACTTTTTAGGTGTTGAATCTTCCGCTGAAACAAAGGCTAGTGGAAAGTGGCCAGCAGTAGCACGTTCACGAAGGTGCTTTGGCAAGCACTGGGTGCAATAGTCAACGGGGTTTACCCCAGCATCAGCTACTGTATAGATTGCATGATTATCACAATTAACGCATTTCATAGTAATTCCTCCTTCTTTAAGTGTACAACAAAAAAGGGAGCAGCACATAGCTGCTCCCTTAGTTGTAGGTATTTATTTCTTTTTTGGAGCCTTTTTAGCCACAGAGGCTTCTACTGCAAGTTTCTTAGTAATTTCTGCAAGGCCAATAGTTGCTACTCGGCCAAACGCTGGGTCCTTCTTATTGATATAGCGAAGGGCTACGGGGACTAGAGATGCCCATAGAGCGTTAGCTACTAGTAGCCATTCTCCTGAACCAAAATCTAGTGGCGTTGCTGCTCCGCTTGTTTGCATGACAATCATTACTGCGCCGATAACTTGGCCAAGCAAGTTACGTGCATAGGATTCAATCATTGCTTTATTCATTTTTCTCCTTCTTCTACGTGCTGGTCGAAACGACCCTCAAGTCTTGACAATGATACACGAACTTCAACCATGTCCACTGCAATTCTATTGATAGCGTCTTTGAGGCTTGAGCCACCGTTTGGCTTAAGCTCTGATAAGTAATGTTTAATTGTCCAACGGAGACCTACAATTACTGCGGCGCCTACGCCTAATATTGTAGATGATAAAGCCGCCCAGTCTTGTACGTTCAAGGTGTATCCGTTCAATAGGTGTGACGTATATCATAGAACGGTAACAATAATAATACCGCTTTTAATTAAAATATTATTAAATATTTGTGCTTAAACTTGCATTTAGATGTACTTATCAATAAAAATTACTGGTTCAACTTGACACACTACGTAACTCTGGTGTTTCCTAGAACATGACAGAGCCACTCACAAGGTGGCTTTTGCCTACTGAGAGGAGCAGAAATGCTTAATATCAGAAAAGATAAGCTAGACAAGATAGCGGTACTTGCAGTATACGGCTTGGTACTTGGCACATTTCCTCAGGCGATTGCTAACGCAACCGCGGAGGAGCCGGTCAAAGTTGTAGAGCAAGTTCCTGTGGACCCGCTAGAGAAGTACAAAGGAGCAACAAAGTTGTCGGACACTGATTTAGTAGGACTGCTTAGCGCGGTTGGTTTTGAGGGAACAGCTCTCAAGGTCGCCTATGCAGTAGCTAAAAAAGAGTCTAACGGCCGCCCCTTAGCCCACAATGGAGACCAAAATACAGGTGACAATTCTTACGGCATATTCCAAATCAACATGATTGCTGACCTTGGAGTGACTCGTAGAGATAAGTTTAACCTCAAATCAAACACTCAACTCTTTGACCCTGTGGTTAATGCAGAAATAACCTTCTACATGACTAACGGTGGAAAAGACTGGTCCTCTTGGAAAATCGTTCCAGGCCAGCACAATGGAGAAAGATACCAGCAGTATTTAAAGGAGTTTGCTGGACTACACTAATCATTTAAACCAAAAAGCCCCCAGCCAATGGCTGGGGGCTTTTTGTTTGTGTTGAGATTATGAAGCTGTTGCGTAAGGTGTGATTGAGATTGTAGCTGTTGAAGCAACTGAAGCTGTTCCAGCTGCGACTGACTGAGACTTGATTGTTCCAGCAACACCAACGATTGTTCCAGCAGACAAGCCTGTGAGGGCAAGTACTGTTGAAGCAGATGAAACAAATGAAACTGTGTTGGTAGCAACTGCTGTAACTGTGTATGTTCCGTTAAGTGGAGCACCAGTGTCAGCAAGAGATGCAACTGTAATCTTTGTGCCGACTGGGAAGGCTGCGCCTGCACCAGTTGCTGTAAGAGTTGCAGTTGTTGAACCAGCTGTGCGAGCTGCTGCAGTTACTGAAATGGCTGCGTTTGTAGCTGCTGTAGCTGTTGTGATTGAAGCTGCTTCGTAACCAGCATCCTTAAGAGCATCAAGTGCAAGAGCTGTTGTCTGTCCAACAACTGAAGGTACGTTGATAAAGCCAATTCCAGCGCCATCATAAGCTGTAAGAGCTGTTGTTGATTCAACCTTGCCGTACCACTGTCCTGTAATTTCACCAGCGTTAGCTGCGTTAGTTACTGTGAACTTTAGCTTATCTGCTGTAGCAACTGTTGCTGCTGATAGGTTGTAAGCTGAAGCTGTAAGACCTGTGATGTTTACAGTGTCTCCTACTGCAAGATTGTTCTGTGATGTGTATGTAACAGTTGTGCCGTTACCTGTAGCTGCTGTAATCATGTAGCTACCTACGCCTGGTGTAAATGATGGGTAGTTGCTCCATTCGGCTTCTGCAACTGTGTGGTTGTTGCTAGTTGCAGCTGTTAGACGTGCGCTTGGGTAGGTTGTGTAACCAGACCAATCATAATTTTGAGTGTAATCGTTTGCAACTGCTACAACAGCAGTTCCATCTGTGCGCTCATCATTTGGCTGCATAGGGAAGTTACCCCATACAAAATCAGGAGCTACATTGCCTGCAGAGTCGGTACGGTTACCGACGTTATTAGTTCCAGCTGTGGTGTTACCAATAGCAATGGCGTAAGCGCCCGTAGCCTGGTCCGCACCCACCGGTAGCGGTTCGTTGTAACTTGACATTATTTACCTTTTTTTCTCTAGAGTGGTATTAACGCCTGATATCAGAGGCGCAAAGGCTATTGTCCAACGGAAATACAGAGGTTGTCAGGCTTAATTCGAAGACTCTCCGTTAGGACCTTTACCTGGACGACTATAGGTTCCAATACTCGGTGTTTCATTTTTAGTTAAATATATTTTGCGTATGCCAAATCTACTGTCTTTAATCGTGACAGGTTTAAACTTTGCATCATTTTCAAATGTCTTTTTTCTCAAGGAGACCACCGATTCCATTGAAGGGCCTCTGTATCTTTACCTTTAATAGCGCCATCAGCTCTAGTAAGCGCGTCCCGAAAATCTCGGTCGCTAGGTTTGTCTACTTGATTAGATTTATTTAATTGGGGTTCCAACGCCGCCACCACCAGATGCGCCTCCACCGCCACCGCCACCAAATTGACCTGGAGAACCAACACCAGCCACGTACTCAACGCCTTGACGGATAGGTGCAGGAGTTTTTCCAGCATTATCATCAGCACGGTCACGACCAACGCGAGCCGCATAATTTGCATGTCGTCCAGCTGCTTCTGCTTGGCTTAACTCTCCTGAGTCAACCATTGCTTGAATTTTCTTAACTGTCATGCGAGGACCTGAAGACCCACCACGCTTTGGTGGTGGTGGAGCAAACGCAGGGTTCCAAGAGGCTTTTGCGTTGTCAAGGTCAGCAGATTCAGCGTGTGGGTTAGCTTTACCAAAACCTGTTAAATGTTCAGAGGCACGTCCACGACTCCAGTCTTGCTGTTGCACAGTAGCGTCAATACGGCTTGACTCACGATTAAACTTATCTACTTCGCCTGTTTGCTGACGACCAAAATCTAAAGCGCTATTTTGATTTTGAAGCCAAGCACCGTGAGACATTTCATCACGACGCATCTGCATGTACTGGCGCATTTGACGGCTACTCATGCCACCCATACCGCCGCGACGGCTACCGCCAAAGTATCTTCCAGCAGCGTTATCGCCTACACCTGAATTAAGGTTCATGCTTCCCTCCGGGTATGATGGCATATTAATATTGTTCCTGTTCTACTTAGGAAAGTCTGTCTAAACTTGGACGAAAATCTCCGCTAATTGGGTCAACAAAATCTTCCCAGCTAAATACTGGTTCTCTGTCACATGTTCCGTCAGCGTAAGCCATAGTCTGATTCTAGATGTTTTTTCTCGCACATACGTGCTAAATCAGGAACAACGTAACGCTTATTGCATAAAGCGCAGGTATAGCGCTTTATGCGTTCAGCATCGTCCACTACTTACCGCAGGTTGGGCACTTAGCTGCTGCTGTAGCAGGTTTAGCTGCCCCCGCTGCTTTAAACTTTGGGCGACCAAAGCCGACGATTGAAATTTGCTCGCCAGCCTTGTTCTTCTTAAACGCACGAAGTTTCTTGGAAACTTGTCCGCCATTTCGCTGGCTTCCCTTTTTATCTGGGCTAGTGTTTCCTTCGATGCACCAAACGGTTCCGTCTTCGTTGTCTTTAATGACAATTCCAACGTGAGAAATTCTATCTACACCGTCTGAGGGGAAATCAAAATACGCGATATCTCCTGGTTCTGGGTCTGCAAGGTCTCCATCAATCCAAGCACCAGCTTTTTTAAACGCTTGCGCTCCACCTGGAGTGTAAACAGTGTTAGGGATTTTTACGCCAGCTTCGTTTCCACACCAGTTGACGAAACTTCCGCACCATGGTTGGAAGTTAGCCTTTGTATAAGCACCGTACTTTGTTTCGTTGTCCTTAGGACCTTCGATAGTACCTAGCTCTGCTGTAGCAACTTCAATAAGACGAGCTGCTGTTCCTTGGTCTGCCATTATTCTTTATCCCAATCTGTGTCAACTGGTTGCGCCTCTGGCATTGCACCATCTGGCTTTGCCGCTAAACGAGCAGCGGTTGCGTCAATTTCTGCTTCAAGCTTCTTGTCAGCCTGTGTGTTTTTGGCGTCCATCTCTTTGTTTTGTAGCTGAGCTGACATAATGTCTTTAGCTCCAGATGAACCAATAAGAATACCTGCAAGAGTTCCTGTAATAAAAGTAGCAATACTGCCCAAAACGTTGAAGAACATCTTGTCATTCTCTGACTGTGCTCCAATAGGCTGTGTTACAAATAGAAGGCCGTACAAGATGCCTAGGGATGTGCACAAGAGGATTGTTCCTAGCGTGATGCCTAGAATAAACTTTAATCTAGCATCTAAATCTTGTGGCGTTAGTTTTTCTTTAAGCATTTGGTGTTCCTTCTGGTTGAGGGGTCTTTACTAAGTCTACAGGACAAGTCTGTGTAGCAGTACAAATAGGCGGCTTACAATCTTCAGTTTCCCAGTTTTTTGGGTCTTGACATGGGTATCTAAAGTGTCCGTCATACCCACAACTACTTAGCGATATAGCCAGTAGTAAAGCGGCTAACGCACATCCAACTTTTTTCATTCGTCATCCTTTGGGTTACGAAGTGGGTATGTAACTGCCCACGCAAATAATGTTCCCATAATTGCGTACCCCACAATTGTCTTAGCTGAGCCGTCTAGTACAACCCAGGCAATAAACATGCCTAGTAGCGTCCATAGTTGGTCAACCATATCTCTTAGTACTCTCACGGTTTTCTCCTATATCCTGATTGTCCAGAGACGCCTCCGCCTCCAGTACTTCCTCCCGTTGAACCACTCGCAGCACCTGCAGCAGCACCAACAGCGTTTATTGCAGCACCTGCTGCAATAACTGTTGCAACAACAGCTTTTGTTGATTCTTCGCGCTCTTCAGTGGACATGTCCGCACCAATACTTGCAAATGCTTGTAGTGCCTCACCTGGGTCGCTAAATATTGCGCCAATTAATTCTGATGGGTTCTCTAGAAGAACTAGAGCCGCAGCTACGTCTGCTGTAATTATAACTTCGTTACCCTCTTCATCCTGCCTAACCTCGACAGGAGTCTCTTCGGGAAGGTCCTTATACTCAATACCAGCATCTTGAATCTGCTCTTTTGTAAGAGTTTCTCCAGGAGCTACAGATTCAATCAAAGCTTCTGCAACTAGTTCTTTTTCAGCGTTAGTTAATTTGCCGTCTTCAGATAGAGCCTCAGATAGGGCGGACACTTCTTCAGCGGTAACTTCTCCGTCTGCGTTCAAAGCTTCTAGAACAGCATCAGCATCGGCAGCAGAAAGGTTGCCGTCAGATAGAGCATCTTCTACCGCAGCAGTGGCGGCTTCCTCTTCAGTTATGGTAACCTCTGGGAATGATTCTTCTATCGGATTTTCTGGCTCTGGCTCTGGTAACACTGGTGGTGTTTCTTCTTCCACGGGTGGTTCGACTTCCAAAGGAGGCTCCTCGGTTACTACGGGTGGCTCTTCGACTTCTACCGCTGGTGGTAGCTCTTCTGTGGGTTCTGATGGCGTTTCTGTACCAGTGGCAGGGTCGGTAGATGGCTCTGGACCAGGCTCAGGCGAAGGCTCTGGAGTTGGCTCTGGAACAGGCTCGGGCTCAGGTCCGGGCTCTGGAGAAGGCTCAGGACTTGGTTCAGGAACAGGCTCGGGAACAGGTTCAGGCTCTGGGGTTGGCTCTGGTGAAGGCTCAGGCTGTGGTGAAGGCTCTGGCTGAGGTTCGGGTGCTGGCTCAGGTGACGGAGTTGGATTTGTGGGGACCGGGTCCACTGGTGGAGTTGTAGGTGTTGGAGTTGGTATTGGTTCTGGTTCCACTGCTGGTGGGACTGTTGGTATGGGTGTTGGTTCGACAGGAACAGGATTAGGTACGTCTTCAAAAGTAACTAGCAAAATTAAAACTTTTACTGTTCCTGGAGCAGGGTCTCCAAATTCATTAGAGGATTCAACTGTAAAAGAAGTTGTTCCAGTAAACATTGAAGTTAATGTAGATGAAACGTCTACGCCTCTAGACCCGTTTTCTGGGTCACCGTAAAAACCAAAAACAGAAGCAACGCGCTTTCCTGTTGGTGCTGTTATAGATGCACTTGAGCCTTCTGTAATAACTAATGCTCCAGCAGGAACAGCCGGTGGTGTAGGCTGTGGTTCTGGATTAGGAATAGGAGTAGGCGATGGCTCAGGATTTGGGGATGGCTCAGGAGACGGCTGAGGCGTTGGACTCGGCTGCACAGAAGGCTCTGGGGAAGGTACAGGAGTTGGCTCTGGCGTTGGAGAAGGTGAAGGCTCTGGAGCTACGGGTGTCGGAGTTGGAGATGGCGTTGGACTTGGCTCGGTCGAAACTGATGGTTCGGGAGTAGGCGATGAAGTCGGTGAAGGCTGAGGTGTTGAAGTTTGTGTTGGGGTTGGCGATGCTGTTGGTTCTGGCGTACTTGATGGCGAAGGGGTTGGAGTAGGAGAACTTATAGAAACAGTAAAGATTGGCCCGTACCAACCGCCCCAAAATCCTCTATCAATACCTGAAGCAGTAATTGTTACTTGCCCTGAGACTGTGGCACCAACGCTTGTTTGTTCTATTGTATTACCACTAAAACTTTGACCATTAATTGAAACATCCCAAGTATCAGCAATAGGGGTGCAACTTCCAATACAGTTTGCAATCGTATTATTAATTGTTACTGAGACGGTCGAGCCATCAGGAACAGTATCTACATAAGTGGCTGAACCACCGCGATAATCAAACTGGACTGTGTTGCCATTGATATTGGCATTTGTTCCCGTCCATGTGCCTAAGGCGTAGGCAGGTGTTTGGAATAGTAAAGGAAAGAAGGCTGCGGATGTTAAAACGGATAGTGCTGCGAATAAGCGCAAGCGTTTCATTATTACATAAATTATACTAAATCAAAGCAGATTCAGGGTCCCAAACGGAAATTGACTTGAGAGACAGCGCACTGTGCTTATCTTTTGCGTGATGTCCACAGAACATTAATTCGCCGTTTAAAAATGTAAACACAACTTTTGCTGCAGCACTGCAGGAGTCGCAACGGTCATTTAAAGTAAGCGGTTCTCTTGAAATTACTTCTTGTGTCTCTGTCATTGCCTCTCCTCTGTTTGGTGAGCAGTTTGAGAACTTGCTCAGGTTCATAAGCGTACTACAGGATTGTGATTTTCTTAGGCTTTAATTCCTCAGGAAGTTCACGCTCAACTGTGATTACAAGTAGTCCATCTTTTAGCGATGCGTTTGCGATTTTCATGTATTCGCCAAGAACAAACTGTTGTTCCCAGGTGCGTTCAGCGATACCTTGGTGGACAAATTCCTCTTTGCCCTTTTCAACTTTATTGCTTTTTACAATTAACAAGTCGTTGTCAACGGTGATGTCAATGTCATTTTTTGAATATCCAGCTACAGCTAGCTCAACACTGTAGTTGTCATCATCAACCTTAATAATATTATAAGGAGGGAAAGACGTTGTTTTCTTTACATCAGTTAGATGCTTCCAACGTGTAATCTGGTCGTGGAATCCCAAGAAAAACTGGTCAGCAAAAATTTGTTCCAAAGATGGGATAACTGTTTTGATTGTTGCTATTTGAGGTTGCTTTGGGAAAGACTCTTCCCATTTTATTGAATGTGGGTGGCCTGATGCCATAATATATCTCCTTAGACGATATAAGTTAGTTGAGCCCCAATCGGCGGCTCTATCCAATTATAACATCAAAAAGATAAAAATTATTTCTTCCAACCCTTTGGTCGCTTACCGTATTGATAAGGGCCTGAGTCGTGATATGGGTCGTAAGGTGCACTTGTGGCTTGCTGGTTACGACGCCTTAAATGAACAGTCTCGTCAGGGTGCTCGCGTTCCCACTTAGGTTCTTTTTGTTTTTCATCTCCAGGAAGTCTGTACTCATCAAACTGGTCAGACGAAGAAATCACTTCTCGTTTTCTTTCTTTCCTGCGCGACGCTTGTTTTCTTTAGCAGTGTTCTTACTACGAGAAATAGCGCGAAGGTTTCCCTTTGAATCATTGTTGTGATTATTGTCTTTGTGGTCCACAGTAGTGTCCTTAGACTTAATCTTGCCGTTCTTAGACTCGTAATCGGCACGGGCCTTGTTCTTAGAGGTAGTGTGCCACTTACCATCTTTACCCTTAGTCTTGTAGACATAGATAGGGCGTCCGCCATTAGCGTCAGAGCCTTTATAAGGCCCAAACTTCTTTGTCTCAGCCATTAGCAATCCCATTTTCTACGCGCTTTATTTAAACGGCTATTTGGGTCTGCGGCTGCTTTAGGAAAATCTTTTGCTTGTCCAGCAGAACGTGCACAGTAAGACTTGCGACGTGCTGCAGACTTAGGTGACTTCTTTGCCTGTTCTTTTGATACAGGAGGCTTTAGGTTGTGGCCTTCTTTTTTGGCAGAAGCACGACCTTTTGCATTTAGTCCGCCTTCTTTGTTTTGTCCCTCTTTACGTTGCCAAGCTGGTGTTTTAGCCATTATTCTCCTCCAGAGGTAGTACAGATACATTTGCAAGCGTCATCCACGCAAACAGTGTAATCCATTTCGTGCGTGCACTTTTTACAGTGAAGTGTTTTCATAGTTAACGTCTCGCAAAAAAGAGTCATTATTAGCTCTCACTAATATTTGTCATTGCTCCTGGATTTGAAGTTGTTGTAGGAGTTGACCTTGGGTTTGTTTGAGGCATGGCTGCTGAAATGTTTGACGCAGTGTTAAGACCACGCATAAACGAGGTTCCGCGACTAGTAGCAGTACTTGCAGGGTTTACCGCAGCCTTTGTTACTCCAGAGGCAGCAGAACGTGCCACTCCACCTTCTACAGCACTAGCTGCGCCTCCACGAATAGCGGCGCTTCCAGCAATACGTGCAACCGCACCAATAATCAGAGGAATCATTAGCGTTCTCCTTTGTTTCTCTTTGACTTGTTAAGCACATCAGATGCGTTAGGTGAAACAGAATACTGTCCATACGATGGGCGTGGCCCACTAAACTGTCCTACATTTGTCATACGAAATTCTTTCAAACGGGCCGATTCTGTACGTACACCGTCTTTGCCTAAAGCATTTTCTGCGCGAGTAGGTCCTAGTGCTGGGTCTTTAATCATAGATTTTATCCTCTGGTTCGGCGTCTTTAATTCCAGTAATTTTATTTGCTAGTGGGTTTCCTTTTGGACGTCGACGGTCAGTTGGTGCTGGATTTGCAGCCGCACATTCTTCAGGTGTGCTGTGGAAGACATTGCTTCCTCTTGCACCTCTAGTCTTTACTTCGTTTACTTTTCCTGCGATTGGTTTTCCGCAGGAATCACAACTTGGAAACTGTCCTTTATCTGGATTCATTTTCTGATTGGTCCTCTTGCTGCTGGTCCTTCAGCTTGTGATTCAGCAACAGCCATTCCTTCATTACCGACGTTAGCCTCTATGTACTCAAACTGCGGAGTACGCTTACTAGGGATACCCGCATTTAATGGTGGCTCTTGCATGAGTGCTTCAACAGATTGAGAATCTCCCCGACTAAGTCCGCGGGCAAACTCTTTAGCACGACTAGCGGCCCACTCTTGGTCGGCTGATTCTGCTTGTTCTTTAGTAATACCTTTACCGTGCTTTTCAAGCATGTACTTGACAGAGTCTGGGTGATAGTTGTTATTAAGTTCAGTCTCTTTATTTCTTGACATTATTCAGTCAATCCTAAGAAACGCGAAGCTTTTGCAATGCTGTTA